GGGCAGGCAGCCAGTCAGGGTGAGCAGATCACCACGCTGATCCAGGCAGGCCTCGACGACCAGGCAATCGCAAGCGCCCTCCAAATCGACCCGAGCATGGTCGCCATCATCCGCAACACCATCAAATAACCCCCCACAGCCCGGCCAGCAGCCACACCGCGTGCAAGGCGCGGGCGGGCACCAAACCACACAGTCAAGCCAAACAAGGAAAGGAGCACTCTCATGTGGCAGCCCATCACCAAGCAGGACATTAAGGAAGATGACATGCTCCGCATTCACACGAAGAATTTCCCCTCCAGCCCGGTCTGGACGTGGCAGGGAACAGCCGTCCACGATCGTGACCTGCTCCTCGACGTCGGCCACCAGCTCGTCTCACCACCCAAGTGGACTGTCACGCTTATCGAGCGCGAAACACCCGACCCAGACCCAACCCCAGATCAGCCTGCACTCTTCACGGAACCGCAACAATGAACCCGATACTCGTCCACGCACACGAGTGCCTTGAAAATGGCATCAGTATCATCCCCATCCTGCCCGCCACAGACAAGGGCGACAAGCGGCCAGCCGTCGCGTGGAAACCGTACACGCAGCACCGCGCCACACTCACGCAGGCCGACCAATGGTTCCAAAACGAACAGCACGGTATTGCCGTCATCTGCGGCGCAGTGTCCGGCAACCTCACCATGATCGAACTCGAAGGCCGCGCCATGGGCAAACTCGGCGAGCTCGCCACCAACATGCACGGCAGCGGCCTCAGCGGCCTGTGGCAAACCATCCTCACAGGGTGGAGCGAAAACACGCCATCAGGGGGAATGCACTTCTACATCCGCACCAGTGAGCCATCTGAGCCCAACCGCAAACTCGCCATGAACAATAAGCGGGAAGTCCTCGCAGAAACACGCGGGGAAGGCGGGTACAGCGTCACCAGCCCCACACCCGGCCAATACCACCACACCGGCATCCCCTGGAAACGCATCACCGGCGGACCGCAGTCGATCCCCACACTCACCAGCGAGCAGGTCGAAGACCTCTACGCGATCATCACCGCCACCCTCAACGAATACCACCCCGCCGAACACACCACACCGCCCGCCACCACAACTGACCGTGAGGGCGACAGGCCAGGCGACCACTACGAAAACACCACCACGTGGGACAGCATCCTCACGCCCCACGGCTGGCAGCCCGTATTCACCCAAGGCAACACCACCTACTGGCGCAGGCCAGGCAAAAAAACCGGCATATCCGCCACCACCGGGCACAACACCGACAGAGACAGACTCTACGTGTTCACCACCAGCACCAGCTTCCAGCCAGAAACCCCCTACACGAAATTCGCCGCCTACGCGCTCCTCAACCACGGTGGCGACTACCAAGCCGCTGCGCGCCAACTCGCCCGCGACGGCTACGGCACACACGACCACGAGGGCGACATCATTATCGACCTGCCCCTCACACCACTCACACGCGCAGAACACGACAACCAAGACGATAATGCGGACACAAACCCAGACACCACGCCACAACACGAAAACAGCGAGGGCGACGAGGACGACCTGCCGCCCACATGGCAACCCACCAACCTCACCCCATACCTCGACGGCACATATCAGCCCCCAGTCCCCACGCTCTTCACACGCACCGACAACGTCGCCCTCCTCTACCCCGGCCTCGTCCACGACATCCACGGCGAATCAGAATCAGGCAAAAGCCTCCTCATCCAAACCGAAACCGCCCGCCAACTCCAAGCCGGGAACAACGTCGCCTACATCGACTACGAAAGCGACGCAGGCCAAATCATCGAACGCCTCACCCTCATGGGCTGCACCACCAAACAAATCCAAAACGGCCTCACCTACATCAGGCCAGAACAATCCCCCTACACCACGCGCGAACAACACGCATTCCGCACCCTCCTCACACACACATACACACTCGCCATCATCGACGGCGTCACAGACGCACTCACACAAGAAGGAGCAGCCAGCAAAGACAACGACGACATCGCCCGATGGCACCGCCACATCCCACGCACCATCGCACGACACACCGGCGCAGCCGTCATCCTCATCGACCACGTCACCAAAAACACCGACACGAGAGGACGCTTCGCCATCGGCGGCCAAACCAAAATGGCCGCCATCGACGGAGCAAGCTATCTGGCAGAAGTCATCCACCCGTTAGGGCGAGGAATGAAAGGCACCATCACACTACGCGTCGCCAAAGACAGGCCAGGCAGCATCCGACCAAAATCCGGCACCTACCGCCCAGCAGACCGCACCCAAGAAGCAGCCCGCATCACCATCGACAGCACGGATCCCGAACGGATCATCACCACCATCAACCCACCAGACACCACCCAAGAAAACACGAGCATAAAAGAATTCCGCCCCATTCACCTCATGGAAAAACTCTCCCGAATAATCGAAAGATACAAGACACCAATTTCCATGAACGACGTCAAAAGAAACTATAAGGAAGACGGAGGAAAAGCAAAAAACGCCACAATCTTTAAAGCAATCAACATTCTGCTAGACGAGAATTACTTGATCGAAAAAGAGGGGCCGAGGAATTCGCGATTACTACGCTCAGCACACGCCTACAGGGCTGAGAGCGACGGCATCCCGGTCGGTGGAACGGCATGCCTCCACGTTGTCGATGGGGGTCAGGAATGAGTTATCCACAGGATTTTCCACAAACCAAACGACTGGTTCCCACTGGTTCCCGGAACCGGTGGTGACTGGTTCCCCCACCACCCCACCCCCTTACAGGGGGTGGGTGCGGGAACCACTGCCGCCGGAACCACTGACTGGTTCCCAAAAACAAGCCGCCACCCGCAAACCGCTTCCCAACCCAGCCACCAGCCCGCCGCCGCGCAGCGTGGTATGATCACACCAACACCGACCGGCAGCGTGGAGGTCGAAGACAAAAAACACCCGCTGAATTCAAATAACTGGTTTACCCCGCAGCCATACACATATCAAACAATCGGCGCGGTGCGAGCAGTATTCCAAAACCACACATTAATTGCCGACGAACCCGGCCTCGGAAAAACAATTCAAGCTCTTTTAATTGCGGCAATAATAAAACCAAGTAGAATTCTCATAATCTGCCCGCCCAGCCTTATTAGTAACTGGGAAAACGAAACACGGCGAAGCCAGATCGCGGAGCACACGCCAGCCAGCACGATCACCACCATCACCAGCAGCACACGCACACCCGCATCCCTGCCCGCCAGTGGAATCGTGATCACCAGTGACACGCTCGCCACCAGCCGCACACCACTCGCCCGCCTCCTAGCCGCCTGGCAGCCCAGCCTCCTCGTCTACGACGAAGCGCACCGGGCAAAAAACATGCGAGCCAAACGCACCCGCACCATGCTCCACCTCGCCAGGAAAGCACAAAAAACTGTTTGCCTGACTGGTACGCCCATTGTCTCCAGCCCGCTCGACGTGCTCCCACTACTCACCATGCTCGACAAAACCAGTTACTTCCCCGCCAATTTCAAAACGTATTACACGCGGGAAAACTACTGGGGCACACCAGAACCTATCCCCGAGCGCATGCCAGACCTCCACCGCAGGCTCAACGACCACGTGTGGAGCAGGCGCACCAAGAAAGGCGTCCTCACGGACCTGCCGCCCAAAACGCGCCATACGCAGCTCGTCGACATTCCCGACACGCAACGCGCCAAAGCATTCAGCGCCGTGGCCGCCAAACTCAAGCGCAAGGGATACACGCAAGCCGAATTGCAAGACCATGCGAAAGAGTTTGTCTCACAGATGCGGCACGCTACCGGCATTCTAAAAATCGACCCAGCAGCAGACTGGATCACCACACACATCACCGGCACTGGCCGCCCGCTCATCGCCTGGTGCATCCACACAGAAGTCATCCACCAACTAGCCGACAAACTCACCCACACGCTGCCGCACGCCACAGTGCGCACCTACTACGGGGCAACCAGCAAAGCCGAACGCGACGCCACCGTGGCCAACTTCCAGGCGGGCAAGGTAGACGTGCTCATCGCACAAATCACCGCAGCGGGAGTCGGCCTCACTCTCACGCGCGCCCAGGACGCCCTCTTCGTGGAAACCGAATGGACACCCGCACTCGTCACACAAGCCGAAGACCGCATCCACCGCATCACACAAGCCAGCCCCGTCACCATCACCACACTCATCGCCCAGGGAACGCTCGACCCCGTCATCCACCGCGTGCTCACCACGAAAGCCGTCACGCTCGACCAGCTCACCCCCGGCAGTGACCATCACGTCGAAGCCCACATCCACACCGAAGGGGCCAGCGTCACCAGGCTCCTCGCCACTATCGCCACCACAATCATCGACACGAAAGGACACCACCAGTGACACGCAACCGCAGGAGCGCCCGCCAGGCAGGAGCCCGCTTCGAACGAACCGTCGCTGACTATCTCGCCCAGCAGGTAGACGACCGGATCGACCGGAAAGTTCGCACCGGGGCGCGCGACACCGGCGACATCACGGGAGTGCGGCACATGGGCAGGCGCATCACCATCGAAACCAAAGACTACGGAGGTCGCCTCCTACCCGCCCAATGGACCAGTGAGGCACACACCGAGATGGGAAACGACGACGCGCTCGCGGGGATTGTCGTGGCGAAACGGCGCGCAGTGGCAGACCCAGGCTCCCAATGGGTCCTCATGACACTCAACGACCTTGTCGCTCTGCTGACTGGCAGCAGGCCAGATACGGACTTGTGAGGCTGGTTGTTAGGCTTTTGCGAGTTGGGAGACGCGTTGCACGGATACTCCCATGATCGATCCGATGTCACGCATGGACAGGCCTGCCTGTGTCAGGAAGTGGACTGCTGCGCGCGAAGAGGCGGACAGTTCTTGTTCTGCTTCTTGTGCTGCTTTAGTGGCGTTCTTGTAGCGGTTGATTGCTTCGAGCGGGAGCCCACAGGGTTCGATGGTGACGGTGAAGGTTTCTTCTGGCTGGCCGGTCATGAGTGCGGCGGCGTCTTTGATCATGGCTTCGAGCTGATCGAGGCGGCGCGCTTGGGTTCCGTACTCGCGGTTGTTGATGGTGAAGTCGGCGGACCACCATCCGTCGCAGCGGGTGGCGGTTGCGTTGATGTGTGTCATTTCTGTGCTCTCCTGATGATTGCTTTTGCTAGTAGCTCGTTGATTTCTCTGTGGCGTGGGATTGGTTCGCTCCAGTTTCCGATGGTGACTTTGGTGTGGTTGCCGCCTTCTGTGAGGGTGAGTGTTTTGCCTTTGGCTTTGGCGATTTTGTCGAGTTGTTTGATGAGATCTCTCCGCTTCATAACTATATTCTACCCCCATAGACTTATTCAAGTCAAGCCGTCTAGACACACAATGAATGGGCACCACACCGCCACAACCACCCACAGAAAACTGAAAAACACACATCAACCTGCAAGAATTAAAACCAACACGAAAGGAACGCGACGGTGAACGCGACAACAACCAAGCGCAAAACCAGCAAAGCCATAGGCGAACTATCCGACATAGCCGCATGGCTCCCGCTGCTCACCGCGCGGTCCACCATCGTGTACGGAGTCAGGGCAGCCCGCGTCACGCCAGCAAGGTGTGCCAGGCATGACGGCCTGCCCTTCGGGCTCGACCACAGGATTGATCAGACTGATGATGGGTGGCCGGGGATTAGGACGCATGTGGGCGCGTTGGAAATCCTCGCCTCGTATGCTCGTTCGATTGCCAGTGAGCGCGGCACACACACTACCTCCAGTCCGATAGCCGACCTCCAGCGTGACATTCCCTGGGCAGCAGAACATTATCCGGATGTGGATGCTGTCCTGGACGAGATCCACCGCATCCATCACCACATCGCCCGCATCACCGGCCACGCCCCATCGCTCGTCGGCACGTGCGAATGCGGCGGCAGGATCTACAAGTACCCCACGCGCAGGGGCCTGACGGACCAGTCGTGGTGTAGCACGTGTGACAGGCTCTATCTCACCCAGGGCGAGGCTGCAAGGACGCGGCTCCAGCACGTCACCAGCCTAGACGTGTACGTGACGCGGCAGGATCTCAAGACTATCTGGCCTAGTCTTACGGACGGGAGGCTTGACATGTGGACCCAGAGAGGGATCATCGAGGCGAGGCCGGGCAGGCCGAAAACATACCCTCTCGCCCTGGTCAACACGCGCATGAGTGCTACCGCACTCGAGTGATTTTTGATAGACTGTTAGATGAAATCGGGACGTAGTGCGCCCAAAAACAGCAGCGGGGCTGAAAACCTATCATGGCAACATCACGCACCGGGACCAGCAAATGGAAACGCGTCGCAGCGCAAGCCAAACGCCAAGCCCAAGCCGCAGGCCTGACACACTGCCCACGCTGCCACACGATCCTCGACTACGCTCACGGTCGCACTCCGGCGAGCGCGGAAGCCGACCACATCATTCCACACGCGCTCGGCGGCAAAGACACGATCGAGAACGTTCAAGTGCTTTGTCGTCGTTGTAATCAATCGAAAGGCGCTGGACGGGTTGCGAAGTCTAGCCGGGCGCGCAGGGTTCGAGCGAAGAGAATTCGCATTGAAAGTTCTGTTTGCAGTTCGCAGTGGTGAAAGGCCGCTCGCGGCGCGGTGGTGAGTGTTAACGTAGGGGTTGTTTGTGGTTGAGACCGGGGGGATGCCCCCTGGGGTGCGCCCGGCGCTCCCCAAGGCGTATAGCGAAATATCTCCCCGACGTTTTTCCACCTTCCCGCGGAATATCCCCGTGAGCGTGTCTGGCGGGCTGTGTGAGCGCCTTTCAGGCGGGTTGGGTTGTTTTCTTGGTTTCTGCTTGCTTGTTTTGTTTGGCGCGTTCAAGTTCTGAAGTTTCCGGACAAACCGCAGGTGAACGGGTGTTTCATGGTAGAATAGTGGCATGGAACGAAGGTGCGAGTGGTGCGGGAAACCGCTCAAAGTGAAGGCGACGGGTAGGCCGAAGCGGTTCTGTTGGGACAGGTGCCGTAAGGCGGCATCTCGCGCCATGTTCCCTGCGTTCATGACGTCCCGTAAGTCGTGGGTGCGGTGCGATGGGAAGCGTCCGATTACGCCTGGTGGGTGTCCGGCTTCGTCAACCCGTCCGGACACGTGGAGCACATATGCGGATGTTCAGCGTGGCGCGGGTGACGGGTTTGGCATCATGCTGGGCGGCGGGTTGGCGTGTTTTGACTTAGATCATGTGACGGACGAGCAGGCACGCAGCTTTATCGAGACGATCAGCCAGACTGTCGTGTTCGCTGAGCGGTCCGTGTCGGGAACTGGTGTTCATGTGTTCGTTCGGGCCGCGGAGCAGCCTGGCAGTCGGCGTGTGGTTGATGGTGTCAGTGTTGAGTTTTATTCGCGGCAGCGGTTTATTCGCGTGACAGGCAGACGATTCAAATAATTCTAGGGCGGGTGGTGTTTGTGTCGGGCATGAAAGTAGTAGGCGGCATGGACATTGAGCCGCCCAAGCGTAAACGCCGATCCAAGCGGAAACTGTCGGTGACTCAGGCCGCGTCGGATGGTTCCACGCGTGAACTGCTGGTCGCGATGCGTGACAGGGTCGCCAGGGCGGTCGAAAACCCTGACACTCCCGCGCGTGACTTGGCCGCGTTGACGAAGCGGCTGATGGATATTGCTCGGGAGATTAAGGCGATAGACACTCAAGACAACGCGGAGGCTGGGGGTCGCATTGACACACGTGACGAGGAGTTCGACCCCTCTACTATCTGAAGCGGCTAAAGAATTGCATGTGCCCAGTGGGATTAAGTCCACTGGGTTTTCTGCTGTCAGGGCGCAGTGCGACAGGCTGGGTGTCACTTTTGATACGTGGCAGGACGGTTTGGGCAGTTTGATTTTGGCGAAGCGTCGGGGCGGCCAGTATGCGGCTGGCGTGGGCGGCGTCGTCATGAGCATCCCCAGGCAGACCGGCAAGACGTACACGGTTGGGTGGATAGCGTTCGCCTTGTGCATGTTGCAGGCTGGGTTGACAGTGATTTGGACGGCGCACAGGACGAGGACGGCGAATGAGACGTTCCAGTCGATGCGCTCAATGAGCCGCAAACCTAAAGTGGCCGCATATGTGAGCGCGGTGCGTGCAGCGAACGGCGAACAGGCCGTCCTGTTCAAGAACGGGTCCCGGATCCTGTTCGGAGCTAGGGAATCTGGGTTCGGTCGAGGCTTCGCGAAGGTCGACATGCTGGTGCTTGACGAGGCGCAAATCCTGACCGAGAACGCGATGAGTGACATGGTCCCGGCGACGAACGCGGCACCAAACGGGCTCGTACTGCTGATGGGAACCCCGCCCAGGCCGAAGGATCCGGGTGAAGTGTTCGAGGCCAGGCGCGCCGACGCGCTAGGCGGTGACAAGGACACGCTGTATGTGGAGTTCGGCGCGGACGATGGGACTGACCCCGCGTTGTGGCAGGGCAGCAAGCTTGATTGGGATCAGATAGCGAAAGCCAACCCGTCTTTCCCGCACCGCACGAGTAAGACAGCTGTCCTGCGTATGAAGAAGCTGTTGGGGTCGGTGGATAATTTCCGGCGTGAAGCGCTCGGACTGTGGGACGGTAAAAACGTCCAGACTGCGATCAACGCAGGCCGGTGGGGTGAGCTGGAAATCCCAGTGGACGCTGTCCCGTCTGGTTTGAAGTGGTGCGCGGCCGTCCGGTTCAGTATTGACGGCGCAACGGTGGGTGTGGCCAGGGCTGGCAGGGAGCGCGGCAGGTCGCAGCAGGTCCACGTCGAGCTTGCTACCCGTCAGGGTGTGCGCACCATGGGCGATGGCGTGCAGTGGATCGTGGACTACCTGTTGGAGTACCAGGACAGGTGGGCACAGATCGTGGTCGACGGGAAGAGCGGCGCGGCAGACCTCATCGACCGCCTCAGGGCGAACGGCATCCCCTCGCGGGTGATCTGGACCCCCACCGTGAACGACGTGATATCCGCGCATTCGATGATGGACGCGGCAATCAAAGACGGCACCATCACGCACCTGAAAGACGACGAACTAACCAGCGAGGTGAACGTGATCGTGCGCAGGAAGATCGGCAACGCGGGCGGCTTCGGGTGGGCCGCGCCCGAAGGAGCGACGGCTGCAGGAATGGACGCGGTCACGCTAGCGCACTGGGCAGCCAGAACCACCAGACGCAGGCCGAAAGCAGTGACAGGCGGGAAAGGAGTGATCATCCTATGAGCGCACCGGTGTTTGAGGAACTAACAGGCAGCGAGCAAGCCATGCTCACCGCCATGTGGAACCAGATCCAGGCAAAAGCCTTCAAGAACGACCTCCTCGACGCGTACTACGACGGACACCGCGCATTCCAAGACCTCGGGATCAGCATCCCTCCGCAAATGCAGCAGGTCCGCGTCGCCCTGGGCTGGCCACAAAAAGCCGTCAGCATGCTCGCACGCAAACACAAATTCGAAGGCTTCACACTCGATGGCTCCCTGGACCCATTCGACCTGGGCGAAACACTGGAGCGCTCAGCATTCACATCCGAACTCGCAATGGGAATCAGCGCAGCATACAAACAAGCATGCTCCTTCCTCACCATCCTGCCCGGCGACACGCAGGCCGGCGAGCCCGAAGTAATGGTGCAAGCACGCTCAGCCAGATGGACAACCGGCATTTTCAACACCAGGACGCGCGTGTTGCGCGCCGCGCTCGCCGTGACAAGTACGCGCAGCGAGCCAACAGACGTGAAGTATGTTTTCACTTCGGTTCCTACCGGGTTTGTCCTGTATTTCCCTGATTCGATTGTGCAGGCCTCTCGTGACAGTGGCGTGTGGCGCATGGCGCGGATGGCGAACAGGACGGGCCGCGTGCTGGTGGAGCCGCTGGTGTATGACCCGCAGCTTGGCAGGCGTTTTGGCCGGTCGCGTATTACTCGCGAAGTACGGTACTTGACGGACGCTGCGATCCGCACGCTGGTTCGCACGGAAACGAGCGCTGAGTTTTTCTCCAGTCCGCAGCGGTGGGCGGTGGGTACTGATCCTGACGCGTTCGAGGGCGTGGACAGGTGGACAGCCACAATGGGCCGCATTCTGAACCTCACACTGAACGAGGAAGGCAGCGCTCCGACTGTTGGCCAGTTCCCGCAGATGAGCATGGACCCGCACCTGAGCATGTACAGGCAGCTCGCGCAGAACATGTGCGCGGCTGTGAACCTGCCGATGAGCAGCGTAGGTATTTTCGGAGATAACCCAGCGTCGGCTGAAGCCATGCAAGCCGCCGAATACTCCCTGTCAGACGAGGCGGAGTACCAGTGGGGCATTTTCCGCCCGGCCTTGCGCAGGGCCGCTGAAGACATCGTGATGGTGCGTGACAACCTGGACGTTCCGCCTGCGGATTCGTGGAAACTGGACGTGAACTGGACCCCCGCCAGGTACGTGTCCCCGCAGGCCGCATCCGATTTCATTGTGAAGGTTGCGCAGGCTATTCCTGACGTGGCTGGCACGACCGTGGGAATGCGCAGGGCAGGGTTCACGAGCACGGAAATCAAGCAGATGAAAGCCGAACTGACGCGCAGCGCGGCCGGTGGCGTGTTGGATCGTCTCGCCAAGCTTCCAGACGAGGCAGAACCTGAAGAGCCCGAGGAGTGACGAGCAGTGGCGACACGTGAAAACTTGTCCGACTACTCGAAGCAGACACGCAAGATCGTTCGCCTGGCACAACGCGACCTGCGCAGGTTCTTCGCGCTGCTCGACCTGACGCAGCCCGCGGTCGTGCGTGACGCGCTGCTGGACTTCCTGCCCCAGCTGGCAGCAACCTATGGGGATATTGCGGCTGTTGCTGCTGCCGAGTGGTATGAGAATCTGCGCGGCAAAGTCGCAGGCCTGCCACCTTACGAGACCGTGCTCAGTAGTGGCGTGAAGCGTGAGGCGATCGTGGAGTCCGTGCGGTGGGCTGCTGGAGGATTGTGGGGCGATGACCCTGAGCAGGTGCGGCGCGTGTTGGAGGGGTGCGTGCAAGCCTGGGTCAAATACTCCGGCCGCGACACTGTGGCCAGGAATGTTGAGTTTGATCCGGCCAAGCCGCGTTACGCGCGTGTTCCTCGCGGTGCGCATACGTGCGCGTGGTGCGCCATGCTCGCATCGCGTGGCTTCGTGTACCGCACGAAAGAAACAGCCGGCTTCGTCGAAGGCACCTTCCACAATGACTGCGACTGCGAAATCGTCCCATCGTTCGAAGCAAAAAGCGCGCACATCACCGGCTACGACCCGGACACGCTGTATGCGCAGTACAAGGCGGCGCGGATAATTGCTGAGGATGAGGGACTTGATCCCAATAACGCAAACCATGTTGTTATGGTTATGAGGCATAAATTCCAGAATACTTTTAAAGACAGCATTGAAACGCGTCGCTCTGGCAAAGAGCGTCCGGCTAAAGCAATTAAGGGTGCATCGAAAGATGGCACCATGCAAGTTTCTCAGATGGTCGAGCTTCGACGCAGGGCTCGATCGCGACTTGATGACATGGCGATTCCTGAAACCCCTCGTCACAGGCTCCCTCCCGCAGTACCTACAGAGCCGCCTGACGATTGGCCCGAAGATCTCCCATTGCTGCGGGCTAAAGAATGGAATCATATCCTCTACGGTGACCTTAATAATCAGGGCGGACACGAGTACGGGTATGGATGGCTCAACGATAAAACGGAATTTCCGGAGGATTGGACTGAAAACGAAATAGCTCAAGCAATCCGAGCCGTTTTACGTAAAGGACAATTAAGCGAGGGAAAACGAAATCTGTATGTAGGCACTTGGAACGGGGAAACTATATATGTTGCATTTTCTGTAAAGAAAGGCATCACGCGCGTAACTACCGCCTACAGAGGGTTGGAATAATGGTAGATTAGCGTTATGGACGGTTTTGCCAAACTTGCGTCAGGGCTTTTTGCTCTGGTTGACTCTGTCAGAGGCCAAAATGACCCTGATTCAAGAGAGCTTCAGGCATTGTATGAGGTTGATGGCTCAGCAGCATGTCAGGCAGCTTCAGATGTCCTGTGCAACCATGATACGAAGTTGTCAGATGAGCTGTATGAACTATTTAAGAAGTTTGGCGGCCCACGAGACTACTTGGAAGAAGAGTTTCTGGAGCTTCAAGAGATTTACTTCCGCAAGTAGGTAAGAAGCGAACCTTTCGCCCATTTTGCCCCGCATTGGTCTTTGCCATGCGGGGTTTTGTTATGCCCCCTTGTGGCGCTCCGTAAACAGCCCGGAGAACATTGGCTGGACCAACAAGGCTGACGAGCCATAAACGGGAAGAAAGGAACAGACCATGTCTGATTCAACCGCAAGCATCAACACTGGTGCCAACGGGGCAGAAAACACAGGCGGATTCAAGCCGGTCACCAGTCAGGAAGACCTCGACCGGATCATTGAAAACCGCCTGGTGAGAGAACGCAAGAAATTCGCTGACTACGACCAGCTCAAAGAGCAGGCAGGCAAGCTGAGCGGCCTGCAGGCCAAGCTTGAAGAGGCTGAAGCTAAGGTCAGTGAGTTCAAGGAGCGTGACCAGATCGAACAGTGGAAACATGACGTCGCGAAAGAAACCGGGGTCCCGGAAAGCGTGCTGCGTGGTTCCACGCTCGACGACATTAAGGCTCACGCACAGTCTCTCAAAGAAGTCATCTCTAGTCGCTCTGTCGCGCCAGTCGTGCGAGGCCAAGGCGACCAACCCAGTTCTTCAATTTCTAACGGTCAGCGGCTCGTGCGCGAACTGTTTGGCCGCGACTAAAAATCAGGAAGGAGCCAGTCATGGCTGTTTTTTCTACAACCGACGCTAAAGTCTTGATGCCTCGCGAAATCGCTGACGGCATGGTGAAGGAGGCTCGCTCGACCAGCCTCGTCGCACAACTGTCCACCCGCTCCCCCATGCGTTTCGGCTCGCAGGACGTCATCGTTTTCAACGACTTCCCCAAAGCCGAGTTCGTGGAAGAGGGCGCGGAGAAGAATTCGACTGGTGGCGGGTTCACATCTGTGAGCGTGGCACCGCACAAGGCGCAGGTCACCCTGCGATTCAACGAAGAGGTCCAGTGGGCTGATGAGGACTATCAGCTGGGTGTGATCAGCGAGCTGGCTGACGCTGGTCAGGTCGCACTGTCCAGGGCGCTCGACCTTGGCATTTTCCACCGCATCAACCCCTTGACCGGTAACGCTGTCTCCTCGTGGAACAACTACATCACGGCGACCACGAAGAAAGTCGAGGCTGACAAGGCTGATGCGGATGATGATTTCCGCGCTGCTGCAGGTCTTCTCATCAACGCTGCTCCCTCGTGGGGCGTGAATGGCGTGGCAATGGACCCCAAGTTCGCGTGGAAGCTCGCCAGCCTCAAGGTGAAAGACGGCACGGGCGAGACCTCTCAGTTGCGTTACCCGCAGCTCGGATTCGGAACCAACGTCACAAGCTTCATGGGCGTAAATGTCGCCCAGGGCAACACGGTTTCCGGTGTGCCTGAAGCTAAGGACACTAAGGTTCGCGCGATTCTCGGTGACTTCCAGAACGGTATCCGTTGGGGTGTGCAGCGTGAGCTGCCGATCGAGCTGATCCGCTTCGGTGACCCGGACGGTCAGGGTGACCTGAAGCGCAGGAACCAGATCGCTCTGCGTCTGGAGATCGTGTACGGCTGGTACGCGTTCACCGAGCGTTTCGCGATTGTCGCGGAAAAGGCCGGTTCCGGTGAGACTGCGTGATCGCGTGACCGGCGTGCTGGTGGACGTGGACGAGGAGACGGCAAAAACTCTGGGCAGTGATTTCGTGCCGGAGAAACCGGCTCCCGCCCGCAAAACGGCGGCACGCCGAGCGAAGAAAGAGGGATAAGCATGGAGGAGCAGGGCGAAGAAGCGTTCGCAACGGTCGCTGATCTGGAGGCGCGGTGGCGTGGCCTGTCCGAACAGGAGCAAGCACGAGCCAAGGTCCTGCTCCTCGATGCCGCCGACCTGATCCGCACCACCACCAGACGGTGGCGTGAGCTGCCTGAGTCCACGCTGAAACGCGTTTCCTGCCAGGTTGTGCGCCGAGCAATGGGCAGCGACAGCATTCCCGGCGGGGTCTCCTCCATGAGCACGACCGACGGGCCGTTCACGCAGCAATTCTCTTACGCGAATCCGCAGGGCGACCTGTACCTGACGAAAACCGAGCGCAAGAGTCTCGGAGTCGGTGTCGGACGGGCGTTCGAGGTGGACCTGCTGGCAGGTGATCGCAATGATGGATGACTGGAAAGTCCCCGTCACGCTCATCCGCACCACCAGTGGTGGCGTGGACGAGTACGGTGACCCGCTTCCAGGCTCGCCAGAGCGTGTGGAGCTTCCGCCCGCCCTGTTCGCTCCAGGCAGGACGAGTGAGCCGGTCAATCCGGGCGAAAAACCGGTGATCAGCTTGCCGTCCCTGTACTGGCGGGGCGAGCACCCGCGCGTGACAGCCCGCGACCTCATTGAAGTGATGGGCCGTCAGTACCGGGTGGAGGGCGCGCCCCAGTGGTGGCCGTCCGGCATGGTCGTGTCCCTGAAAGGCGTGGATGATGGCTCGTAGAGTGCGATTCTTTTCGCGTCACGACGCGATCAGTCAACTACTCACGGGGAGTCAGACGCGCCGCCTGGTGGAGGCGAAAGCCAATCAGATCAGGGATGCTGCCGGTAGCGAGTTCGACGTGAGGGTGCGTACTGGCGAGCGTGTGCGCGCGTACGTGGTGGCTGGACACCCGAAAGCGCGCGCACGTCAAGCCAAACATCACCTGCTCGAGCGGGCTATCGGCAGCCAGGCGAGAGGAGGCTAAATTGTCCGGTTTTGTGAGCGTGGACGCGAAGCTCATTGTGATGAGCCTGCTGAAGCGCCTCCTAGACGGTGTGCAGGTCGTGTCCACCAGGCCTGACGGTGCCGGTAAGCCCGCGCGGTTCGTGCGCGTCATCTCAACTGGCGGTGGTGGTAGGTATGGTCGTGTCCTGCAGGAATCGCAGGTCACTGTGGACTCCTATGCGGAGAGTACGGCGCGCGCCATGCGATTGGCGCTCACTGTGAATGACGTGATGGAGTCTCTGCCTACTGTGACCAGCCCGGTCGTGAGCGTGCATGGTACTACGCCTGCTGAGTTTCCTGACCCTGACACCGCCCAAGCGCGGTGCACGGCAACGTATCAGATCACAATCAAGACAACCCCCGCCACCTGACAGGTCGCGGGGCTTTCATTTTCAATAATTCATAGGAAAGGGTGTTCACGATGGCTGAACTCAACGCAGATTTCGCGCACATGTTCGGATCCGACAATGACGCGCTGTATCTCGCAAAATACACGAAAGAACTGGCCGACAAGCTCGACAAGCTCACCACGCTGACCGACAAGGCGCCAGACGGCCTCGTCGACTGCGGGTGGATCAGTGATGAGGGCATGGAGCTCGGATTCGATGACTCCACTGATGACCTGAAGGGGTACCAAGGCCACGGCGTGGTCAAGACGTTCATGTCTGATTCCACGACGTCTTTCACTGCCGCACTACTGGAGTCCAAGCTCCAGACGGTCGTCACGTATCTGGATGGTGAGGTCGAAAAGGCCGGTAGCGGTGGTGCCGTACGTATCAAGGCGAAGTCCTCCAGGCAGGTGAAGGACCTGTGCGGCATGGTCGATCTTTATGACACGTCTAACGAGGAAATTCATTTCCGTTATGTGTTCCCGCATTTGACGCTGGGTGAGCGCGAGGGGCTGGCGTTCAAGAATGGTGATATCAGCGCGTATAACTACACACTGAAGGTGCTGGGGAATTATTACCTGATTTCTAACGCTCCAGAAATGCTGGAGGGCGCGTCTGCTGCCCCGGCTTCGTCTGGTGCGGAAAGCCACTAATTCGGGTAGTGGCTGTGGTGCGCTAGGTCGTGCCGGGGTGGCGTCCTTGTCCTTCCGCCCCCTGGCACGACCCGCACCATTTAACTCAATTTTCTTTGCGGAAGAATAGGAAATCTTTCTATGGCTAAGCAAGCATCACCAGCTCGTCAGGCGCAACGCTCACGCCAGCGCACACAGGCAAAAGCCCGTGAAGCAGCCAAGCGTGAAACCAGCGTCGTGAAAGACACTGAAAACAAGAAGATCACGGTTACCTGCCGTGGTATCACCGTTGATTTGACACAGGATCTCTTTGACGATTTTGAAGTCCTGGACGCGTTGAACTCAGATAACCCATTCCCGCTGATACACGCTATCTGGCCTGACCCCGCAGAGCGCGCGGCAGCGTTGGAGCCGTTGCGTGGCAAGAATGGAAAAATCACGATGGAAGCCGTTGTCACGTGGCTCGGTGGCGTGATTGAAGCGGTTGATGGGGGAAAATCCTCGGGTTCGTCCGACTGACGGGCGAATACTGGGAGCCACTAGAAGCCAGCTTCCAAGCCGAATACGGCATCAATCTGACTGATATTTTCACTGGCAGATTGTCGCTGCGTAGGGCTGCCGTGCTGGCTGCGAACCTGCCGCCCGGCTGCGCGCTCATGCGTGCGATGGGCGGCCCCGCGTCAGTCAGCGATGAGACAAACGCTGTTTTCCTCGCAGCAAACCGCCTGGTTTCAATCCTCTGGACAGGACTAGGTGGCAATAAGAACAAGGTTCCGCGCCCGCTGGAGCCACCTGAAGCCGGGTGGCAGGACAAACAGGCGGAACGGGAAGAACATGCTGCGCGTAAGGCTGCTAGGTGGATGAGCAGGCAGCACAACATAAGCGAATAGTGGAGGAAGAATGGCAGCCGCATCGGGGTATCAGCTAGGCACAGCGTGGATTCAAATCGCCCCATCCCTGAAAGGATTCCATAAAGAGGTCTCCCGACAGATGGGTGACCTCGGCGCTGGGAAAGCATCAAACAAGGCGTCCGGCGTAATTACTGGCGCCCTGGGCGGCGCTTTTAAGACCGTAACCAAGGTTGGTGCGGGTGCGCTGGGTGGTCTGGGTGCTGCTGTCACTGGTCTGGCTGCTACTGGCGGTATTTCTCGCGCGTTGGCGATTGAGGACGCGCGAGCGAAGCTCTCAGGCATCGGCATGGACGCTGAAGGCGTCGACAAGGTCATGCAAAACGCCCTGAATAGTGTGAAGGGCACGGCGTACGGTTTGGGTGATGCGGCGACTGTGGCCGCGTCCCTGTCTGCATCTGGCGTGCAGGCCGGGGCCGATCTCGAGGGCGCGTTGAAGACCGTGGCTGATACGGCGCAGATCTCTGGCCGGTCGCTCACTGACGTGGGCGCGATTTTCGGGTCGGTCGCTGCGCGCGGGAAACTCCAAGGCGACGACCTCCTCCAGCTCACGTCATCTGGCGTGCCAGTCCTCGCCATGCTCGGAAAACACCTGGGCAAGACCAGTGAAGAAATCTCCACAATGGTCAGCAAAGGCCAGATCGATTTCGGCACATTTAATGCTGCAATGCAGGAGGGGATCGGCGGTGCCGCCCTCAAGGCCGGTGACACTTTCAAGGGCGCATGGTCGAACATCAAAGCCGCGTTGGGCAGGTTGGGTGAGGGTGCGGCCACCCCAGTCTTAAACGCGCTGCGTGATTCTTTCAATAAGCTGATCCCAGCAGTTGACGCTGTGGCCACGCAGGCTGGGCCCTTGTTTGAGCAGTTCGGCACGATCGTCGGTGACACCGCCAGCAAGGTCACGAGCCTGATCGCGGGAATTATTGACGGCTCGTCTAATGTGGACTGGTCGTGGGTCACTGCCCTGAAAGATGGCGTGGTGGATCTGGCGCAAGGCGGTTTCGCCGTCCTCAAGCCAGTGATCAGTGAAGCGTGGAACGTACTCCAAACGCTCGTCCCGGTCGTGGGTCGTGTCCTGGGCAAGATCATGAGCCTGTCTGGCGCACTCATGCGGAATAAAACGGCGATGAGTATTCTCGCTGGCGTGGCTGGCACCCTGGCTGGTGCGATCGGCGGCCTGAAGCTGGGTTGTGCGATCGGAGAATTCTACAAGCTGCAAAAAGCGGTTATGTTGACGCGCCTTGCAAAAGTCAAAGACATTGCTGAGACGGTGATCCTGAACTCGATGTATGCAGGTAGCTGGGTCAAGCAGCACGCCCTGGCTTTTGCTGATCTTGCTAGGAAAATGGCTGTCGCGACTGCGACGAAAGTCAAAGATATTGCGGTTCTGGCTGCTCAGAAGGGCGCGATGGTCGCGTCTACTGTCGCGACAAAGGGCGCGGCTATCGCGCAGAAAGCCCTCAACGTGGCGATGAAAGCCAACCCGATTGGCCTGGTGATTACCGCTATTACGGCTTTGATTGGCGCTTTGGTGTGGTTTTTCACGCAGACTGAAGCTGGCAAGAAGGCGTGGGCGGCTATCACGCAGGCCTTCCGGAGTTTTATCGAGTGGATTGGCCCCGCCTGGCAGGCGTTGTGGAGCGGCGTGTCGGCCGTGTTTTCTGCCGTGTGGGAATTCATCAAGAGCCTAGTGGTCGGGTATTTCACGTTTATTTTCAACACGGCGATGACTATTTGGAACGCCCTGGCTGGGTTTTTCACTGGCCTGTGGGAGGGCGTGAAAGCGGTTTTCTCTGCCGCGTGGGACTGGATCACCACGACCATCACGAATAACTGGAACACGTTTATTGCTGCTGGTCAGGCGATCTGGAACGCGTTGGCGGGCTTTTTCACTGGCCTATGGGACGGGATCAAAAATACTGCCATTGCAGTGTGGAACTGGATCACCAGCACGATCACTAACAATTGGAATACCTTCCTTGCTGGCGGCCGCGCCCTATGGAACGGGTTCCTCTCGTTTTTCACCGGCCTGTGGGACAGTATCAAAAACGCGGCTATAGCTGCTGCGAACTGGGTAAAAGACAAGGTTATGGCGGCGTTCAACGGGCTAAAGACCGGTGCGCAGAACGCTTTCGAGACCATGAAAAGTGGTATCAAGCGCGTGTGGGATGGGCTCAAGGACATTGCGGCGAAGCCCGTAAGGTTCGTGGTTGACACTGTGTATAACAATGGGCTGCGCGCCCTGGTCAACAGTGTCGCCGACAAACTGTCCCTTCCTGCCGGTCTGCGGTTGCCTGCTATCAAGCTTGGGTTCGCTGGTGGCGGCATCGTCCCCGGGTACGCTCCAGGCAGGGACACTGTTCCCGCTATGCTGTCCAAGGGTGAGGCCGTGCTCGTGCCTGAGCTGGTGCGGGCTATTGGTCCCGCCCGTATTTTGGCGGCGAATTATGCTGCGTCTGGCCGCCCGCCCGGCGCAACACGCTTCGCTGGCGGCGGCATCGTCGGATGGTTCAAAGACAAAGCCTCTGGTGTGATGGATTTTCTGAGTGACCCGCTCGGGTCGGTCGCTGAGCTCATCACAAAACCGGTGCGCGACATGCTGGCCGGGGCCGGGAACAGTCTTTTCGCGAAAATGGGCACTGGAGCTATCAGCAGCCTGCTGAGCGCCATTCCGAATTTCTTCAAGCGGCAGTCTGACCAGATCACGCCTCCAGGCGCGGCCGGTCTGGTGAGTGCGGCCATGCGGGCTGTTGCTCGTGGGATTCCGTACGTGTGGGGCGGATCGACAAGCGCAGGCTTGGACTGCTCCGGCCTCGTGTACTGGGCTGCTCAGCAGATGGGATTAGGGTGGCCGCGTCTGACGGCTGCCGGGTACCAGTCCGCGTCGCAACCGGGGAACCGGAATACGCCTGGGACACTGCTTTTCTGGGGTAATCCTGCCTGGCATGTGGCTATCGCTGCTGGCCGGGGGATGATGGTCGAGGAGCCCCGCCCCGGTTTGAACGCCAGGTATACGGGTATTTGGGGTTCTCCTTCTGCTGGCGTATACGGTGGCGGTCGTGGTAATCGGCGAATGTCTAGTCGAGCGATGTCACTGGCTGAAAACGGGCTACACACGTATGACAGTGGCGGCCTGTTGATGCCTGGCTTAACTGTGGCGATGAATGGGACCGGCAGGCCTGAGACGATTCGGACGTTTGAGCAGGAGCGTGCTTTGCAGCGCGGCCACGGTGACACGTATAACACGTGGGTGGAGATGCGTGCTGATGATTTGAGGCAGTTTGCGGATATGAGCGATTTTTTTGAGCGGGGTTTGCGGCCTGCGATTCGTGATGCGATTGGAGTGTAGTCATGGCTATCACGTGGGGTGGTACGTCTGGGTATTTGCAGCTGGGTATTGACGTTTTGTCGTCGCCCGGGTCGGTAGGTCCTCGTACGCAGAGTGTGACGCTCACGGTCGTGTATTACATCAGGGCGGCTGGCTATGGTCATGGTGGTATTAATGACACACTGCGTTTGGGCGGCAGGATCACCGGGTCGCAGGCGTTTTCGTTTAGTTCTGCGTGGAATTCGTGGGATCAGAAGGAGATCGCGCGCCGCTCAGTGACGGTCTCGACTGCCTTGCGGGCGCAGACTGTGACGTTTAGCGCGTCTACGGGCCCGGTGTGGAATGGGGGCACGCCGAGTGTGTCGAGGTCTTTCACGGTGGGTGCTCGTGGGTATGAGCCACCGAGGTCTCCTAAGAGCCCTGGCGCGGTGTGGCAGCGTGACGGGCTGACGCGCGTGTCGTGGAAGCCTGATTATACGGGTCGGGATGGCTTGTATCCGTGGGATGGTGTGCGTGTCACGCGGTACAGGGGGCCTGTTGGCCGGTGGGAGACGGTGGCCAGTCTGAACTGGTCGGTCACGTCGTGGGATGACACTAACGCGCCGACGGGTGAGCATACCGAGTACACGCTGTATGCGTTTAATAGTGCGGGGACGAGTGGTCCTGCGTGGTGCGGGACGGTGAACACGCGGCCGCTGGCACCAACGGGTGTGCGCGCGGTGAAGACCGGCAGCGATATTACGGTGTCGTGGAGCGTGCCTGACTATCCGGGTTATTACACGGGTTTCACTGTCTACGATAACGGCGTCAAGGTGGGTGACGCGTCTGGTGATGCGCGTGAGTGGACGCACGTGTCGCCGTCTGCGACTGGCGCGCACGTGTACACGGTGAGCGCGTGGACCGCGAATAATGCGCGCAACACGGTGAGCGCGGGTTTGAAGCTTGAGAGTGAGCGGTCAGCAGCGTCCAATACTGTGGCTATCTTGGCGAGGCCGTACGCGCCACAGGATTTGTCCCCGTCGGGTGTGACTGTCGCGCTGGAAGATAAGACGGCGCGATTGTCGTGGCGTCATAACCCTGCCGACGCGTCCACGCAGTCCTACTACCAGATCAGGTATAGGCAGGCTGGTGGGTCGTGGAATACCACGAGCATTACGAAGAGCAGCGGCCAGCAGTACAGGCTGCCGCTGAGCGGTGTGGGCCGTGTGGAGTGGCAGGTCAGGTCGTGGGGCTCGTACAAGCCGGGCGTGGAAGACGGCGCGTCACCGTGGAGCCCTGTCAGTAGCTTCACGGTGGAGAACCGTCCTGCTGTGAATGTCACCGCTCCCAGCGCGGGCGAATACGACCGATCCAAGCTCACCGTGGAGTGGTCCTATTTGCAGGAGCAGGGCTCCGGGCAGGCTGGCGCGAAAATCACCGTGACTGACACGGCTGACGGGAGCGTGCTGGATTCTGCCGTCGTCCAGGGCGCTGTGTCTCGCTACGCTGTGCGTCGCACCGTGCAGGACGAGCACGAGTACCGGATCACGGTGCAGGTGCGATCGGAATCAGGCTTGTGGTCTGACACTGCGACCGTGACCGTACAGGTGCGGTACGCTCAACCGCCCGTGCCGGTGGTGTCCGTGTCGTGGGATGAGCAGTCGGGGATGATGAGTGTGCAGATCATGAACCCGGCGGGCGAGCCCGAGACGGTATCGAACACGGTCGAGCGCAGTATTGATGGTGGGAGCACGTGGGAGCTGGTTGCGGACGGCCTGCCAGTGCAGGCAACTGTGACTGACAGTGAGTGCCTGAGCAATGGCACGACCCGGTACAGGGTGACTGCTACCAGCGCGCTCCCATCGTCCAGTACTGTGATTGTGGACGCTGAGGCTGATAGTGGCGCGATGTGGATCGGAGCGGGAGCGGGCTACGCTGACGCGATCCGCCTCCCGTACAACCCTGAGGTGAGTTTCACGCCCTCCCTGCCGGGCAGGGAAACATATCGTTTTGCTGGTCGCGTGATGCGCGTGATGGTGGACGGGACGGGCGTGGACAGGTCGTGGCAATTGGCGGCGCGCCTGATCCCCGGCGACGATGCGAACTGTTCGCCTCGTGACGTGGACCGTGTGGCGCTCACGCCGGGCCCGGTGTGCTACCGGAATCCTGACGGGGTGCGCATCTACGCGGCAATGGGCAGCCCGACTTTGAAGCGCGGTACGGGTGGGGTGTGCTGGGATGTGTCCTGTGAGCTGGTGGAGGTCGAACAATGAGCGCGTGGACCACTCACCGGCAAGCCAGCATTCACGCTGACCTGCTCACGCGGCATGACCGGCTGGTCGGCACGCTGGACGGTGTGACAGGCGGGAACATCGAGTTTACGAGCACGACGCGGCTACGCGGGTCAGGGCAGCTCCAATTGAGGGATACGGGGCAGCAGATCGACTGGCTGAGTGACCGGGTGCGCCTGTCCTACCAGCTGGCTACAGGTGAGGCGCTGCCACTAGGCGTGTGGCTCCTGTCTGCACCAACCGTCACAGTGTCGGGTAGCGGCAGGTCGTGGAACGTCGACCTGCTGTCGAAGCTGACGGTGCTGGACGAGGACTGCGTAGACAAGCCATATTCGCTGCGTGCTGGGTCGCTGGTGACCGACGCGGTGCAGCAGCTCATCACCGGTGCGGGTGAGGACAGGGTGACCATTACGCACAGTGCGGACAGGACGACTGGCATGCTCGTGTGGGACGCTGGCACGCCTGTCCTGACGATCATTAACGATCTACTCGACAGTATTAATTACTGGAGCTTGTGGGTGGACGGTGAGGGCGTGTACAGGGTGGAGCCGTACGTGAAACCCGCACAAAGACCCGTCGCGTGGACGTTCAGTGAGGGCAGCGCGAGTATTCACCTGCCGTCGTGGAGCAGGGATCAAGACCTCACAGGCGTACCCAACAGGGTCGTCATGGTGGGTCAGGCTGAGGGCGACAAGCCCGCGCGCACAGCCACGGCCACGAACACGAGTTCGGACAGTCCTTTCAGCTACGCTCGCAGGGGCCGGTGGGTCACCTACGTGGAAACCGGGGTGGAAGCCGCCACACAGCAAGTACTGGACGAGCTGGCGAACCGCCGCCTGATCGACAGGTCCACGCCATCCGCATCGATTGAGTTCCAGCATTTGCCGGTGCCCATAGAGCCGAACGCGGCTGTGGAATTCAGCTCCCAGGGCGTGCGGGCCAGAGCGGTCGTGCAGAAATGGGGCATGAGCTTGGAGCCCACGGCACTGGCTAAAACCACAATACGGGAGGTGGTTGACCTGTGATCGGCCTCGATTATCTCGTGAGCACTATCGCGCGCCTGTCCGCTCGAGTGGACCTCACGCCCTCGTTTCAGTGGGCAACAGTCACAGCCACTAACCCGCTGCAAATCAGGCTGGACGGCATGACGGAGCCACTGGCCGGGTCTGTGGACGCGCTGGTCATGCCGCCCGTCGGGCGCAGGGTGATGGTCATGGTGTGGAACCGCCGCGCGATCATCATGGGCGCGCTGCGTGGTCCTGACCTGCCGGAGATCCCGAAAATGCCTGACGAGATTGTGAGTACGGATTGGCGGCCGCTCACCGTGTCATCAGGGTGGGGCACTGTGCTGGGGCACACGCCGCGCTACCGCAGGTGGGGTGACCTCGTCATCATCAGCGGAGCCGTCGAACGGCGTGTCGGTGGGTATTTGAGCAGTCTCACGACGATGCCGGACGCTGCCTGCCGACCCGCTGGCACGCAGTTTATCGGCAGTAGTGTCACGAGCCGTGGCCAGGCCTCGGAACTTTATATGAGTGGTAGTGGTGTAGTCGGAGTGCAGGGGTACACGGCGATCGGCGATGATCCCGGCATGATCGTGCCGCTCGCCTGCATCTACACGCCGATCAAGAAATAGAGGGGGCTGTGATGGCTGATTTGACGCTGGAGAAAGTGAGCGAGGAAGTCCTCGCCGGGCTGCAGGAATCCGTCCGCATGGAGCAAGAGCGCCGTGAAGCGGTCGCCCGGTCCGAGCGTGAGGCCGCGCGCCTCGCAGTGGAATACGTGCAGGCCGGGGGTATTTTCGACGCGCTGATCGCGGCCATGTGCGACGCGGTGGAAACCGCTGCCGTGGAGCGGCAGGAGAGGGAAGCCAGAGAACAGCTCGTATTGGCGAACATCCCATAAACACACGCATTACTGAGCCCGGCACAGTAACGTGACCGGGCTTTCATCATGCCCAAAAAGCAGAGAGGGGAAAACGGTGCAGCCAGACGAAAAAGAATACGACGCGCTGATGCAGCACGGTGACACGGCGACCAGCACGCCGGACGACACGGCCGAAATCGTGGAGGTGGAATACTGATGGCAACCGCACTACAGGTTCTCGCCACCGCGTCCGGCGAGGTCGGATACTGGCGTTTTGGCGACCCTCTGGAGGGCACGAAGTACGGGCGGGCATTCGCTGCCAGCCACGGCGACTACTACGGGACGAGCGGTGTCCCCTACTGCGCAATGTTCATAACATACTGCCTGCGCGCAAACGGGATTACGGACTTCGACTACGCGTACGTGCCGTACATGATCGTTGAGGCGCGCCGACGCGGCTGGCTGGTTGGTGTCACTCAGGCGCGGGCTGGGGACATTGTCTGCTTCGACTGGGATTCCGATGGCGTGGCTGACCACGTGGGCTTCTGCGAGATCCCCTACTCCTACAAGATGCAGACCATTGAGGGCAATACTGATGGCGGGCGCGTCAAGCGTCGTGTACGCGATCACTCCGTGATTATTGCCGTGATCCGTCCCAATTATTCGGGTGCGGCGCGTCCGGTGGTGCCGGCTGGGTTTTTGGCTGTTGACGGCTGGTGGGGCGAGAGTACGACGCGCGCCTTGCAGCGTATTAATGGCACGCCGATCGACGGGATTATCTCCAGTCAGTATGCGCCGAACATGCAGTATTTCCCGGCCTGCGCGTGGGCTGGCAGTGGCTGGCAGTGGGAGGGAGCGAGCGCCCAGGGCAGCCAGCTGATTATCAAGCTACAGCGCGCATTCGGCGTCACACCTGACGGGATCGCGGGACCGGCTTTCGCCCGTGGGCTGCAGCAGTACTACAAGGTGAGCGTGGACGGGTATATCGGTGCCAACTCTGTGCGCGCCATGCAGCGTGCAATCAATCGTCAGCTAGGGAGGAAATGAACATGCTCGGGTTGAATCTGGATCCGTTAATATCGTGTGGCTTGGTCGGTTTTCTTTGGCCGCTGGTGCAGGCGGTTTTCGACCGCCCTGAGTGGACGGCAAACAGGCGTCGTCTGATTGTGCTGGTGGCGGGGATTCTGCTCGGGGTGCTCGTGTGGGCTGCGGGCGCTTACCCCGCGTCATGGCGCATCTTCTGCACGCAAGCCGGTGTCGTGATCGGCGCGGCTAGTGCAGCGTTCACGATCCTCAAACAGATTGGTGTGATCGACTGGGTAGGCAGGGTCACACCCGGCGGCGAAAACGCAGACAGCGCACCATACCGGCCCAAACACCTCGCCCAGGACGACAGGCCAGGTGGTCGCGTATGAGCATGACAGCCATGCCGGACACGGTCGCTGTCGCCCTGTCAGCCCCAGAAGTCGGAGCCGGACTCATCGCACTCATCGTCGCACTACTCGGTGGTATCACAGCCATCGTCAAGGTCATCACACGCAAATTCGAGGACCGCCTCACCGGCATCGCACACACGGCAGACGCTACGCACGAGCAGGTGGCGAATAATCACGACATGAACCTCAGAGACGATTTAGACCGCTTGTCCGGTGAGTTTCACGATTTCTCAGGCCAAGTCATACAGCAGCTCAGCGAGATCAAAGCCTCGCTGTCGGATCAGGACAGGCAGGCGCGGGAGGCTCAGCACGAGCAGCACCAGCGCGACCAGCAAAGCGAAGAACGCGTACTGGGCATCCGTCAGGACCTGAGGTCTGCGACCGAGAACGCGACGCGCGACCGGGAGTTGCTGCACTCGAGGGTGAATGAGACGCGTCAGGAAGTCAGGGACCTCGCCAGTGAGACTAAAAAGCGGTTTACCGAGGTGGATGAGACGGTGCGCCGCCTTCATCCTGACATGAACAAGTAACACACGGCACGCACGTAGAGTAGCGCCACCCACTGGGACACTCATCCCGGCGGGTGGCGCTGTTCTTTTTTTGTGTGTCCTAGCGGAGGTCGGTTCATGCTCCGCGTCTTGGCTGGGGCACTGACGAGGCCAGCACGGTCATTGAACGGCCTTTTTGGCTTTCGATTCGATTCCTTTGATGGTTTCGAGATAGTCGCTCTCGACTGCTGACTGTGTCTGGACTTGATATTTACGGTATTCAGCGGTTGCCTTGTCAATCGCGTTCTGGTGACTGACTCTTCCGGCTCCTTGAAGCTGCTGCTGTCCAGTTGCCATTAGAACTTTGTCAAGATGCTCGACATAGTCGCTCATATGCATCGGACGGTGATTCATAGCCTGGACTTCGGCAAAATCGAAATAACCGGATACGAGGCGATTGAGCACCTTTAGTTCATCTTCTGTCAGGTAGTTCTTGGCAACCTTCGTTTCTGCAAGTGTGGGTTGGCTGCCTTTGAAAGTCGTCAATCCCATGAATGGTTTGGAGGCATCGGCGCGCTCGTGAACGATTTCCGCCGCTGTGTGCCCATGCGCGGCGTAATGTAACTTGTTCTGAACCATCTTGAAAAAAGCGATCGATTCCGAGCTCTTAGGATCGTAGTCGACACTCGTAGCGTACAGGTCTAGTACTTGCCGGTACATGACTTTCTCAGACGAGCGGATATCGCGGATCCGTTCGAGAAGCTCACGCCAGTATGATCCGCCACCAAGACCCTTGAGTCGCTCATCATCCAGAGTGAAACCCTTGACGAGGTATTCTTTCAGCTTCTCGGTCGCCCACCGCCTAAACTGCGTAGCAGTCTTTGATTTGACCCGGTAGCCCAAGGAAATAATCATGTCGAGGTTGTAGTGAGGTAGTGACCTTTCTACGCTACGGCTTCCCTCACGGCGAACCTGTCGGAAATCCCGACAGGTTGTCTCCTCATCGAGTTCGCCCTCGGCATAGATGTTCCCGATGTGCTCAACGATGTTAGACCTTGAGCTTTGGAAAAGGTCTGCCATCTGCTGTTGCGTGAGCCAAACTGTCTCGCCTTCGAGTCTGACCGTGATACTTTTGGTACCCTCGGAACTCTGATAAATAAGCATCTGTCCGTTTGGCTCATCGGCGCGGCTATTGTCCTTTGCGGTCATGATGCTCCCTCCTCATGAGTACTGAACGGATAATGAGTGGCTTATAGTCACCCAACAACAAACGCCTCATACTACGTCGACTACTAATCATAATTAAAGAGTCAGAGTGCTCCCTCCCGAAACGAAACAGGCCACCCCCTCAAAGAGGCCTGTGCCCCGGTGGGCAGCGTCTTGTTCTTCTATTTGGTTCTGGTGCGGTTGCCTCGGCCTGGCCGGTTCCGGTTCCATTGGTCGATTGTTTCGGGTAGCCATCCGAAGGTTGGGCGTGGCCCTGATCCGATGATGACATCGGGTTCAGGGATTTTGTAGCGCGCTAGGGTGCCTGTTTTGACGCCGATACGTTGAGCGAACTCCGAGCGTGATAGGTAGCGTTTAGGCACTGTTTTTCCTTGCGCGCACAACAAGAGCTATCGCGGCGATCAGCGCGCCGATGGTTGCGAGCACAGCGCCTGCAATTGCTAGGGCTTGGTGTCCGCCGATGAATGCGAGTGCTGCCAGTATGTAAGCCAGCAGGACGTATGGGTATGTTTTGTTTTTCATTCCTCGTGTGGTGAAATGGAGCTGGATGGCTCTCGAAGGTACGTCGTTTACTTTCGGGAGCCGATCCTTTTACCGTTTCCTCCGTTTGTCTCGGGCTTTAATGGCTCGGATGAGGGATGCTGTAGCGTTGATGATCGCTGCGATCCCGAAGAGGATTCCGGCAATTCCGGCTAGCTCCATTTCTTTTCCTCCTTCCATACCCCTATTATACATAGCTACATATGTATGTGTCAAGCGGGATCCGCCCACTCATCCAACTTTTCAACCATCCTTTCCTCACGCAGGCACGCGATTCTCTTATGTGCGCGCTGTTTCACACGATGATCTGGCTGTTCATCATGGTGGTAAGTGCTTGGTCGCGTTCTGCGGTCGCGTGCTGGTATCGGAGCGCTACTTCCACGTCACTATGGCCGCCACGGTGCAGGAGTTCAGCGAGCGTTGCGCCTTGTTGCGCGTAAATGGTCAGTCCAGTGTGGCGCAGGTCGTGGAACTTGAACCACGGGATCCCCGCTTTTTCTCTCGCGCGGTTCCACGCTGCCCTGAGCGTGTTCGGATGCACCGGCATCGACTGGTCGCCCTCCCTGTGGAACACCAGCCCGCCCGCGCTTGGTGCTGCCCACTCGTCCAGGTGCGCCTGTATGACCGGCACGAGTGACGCTGGGATAGAAATTGTGCGTCTGCCTGTCTCGCTCTTCGGAGGCACCACCACCGCGCCGCGCCCCGCGATGTATTGCACCTGACGCTCAACACTCACGGTCGGTTCCTCGGTCAGCGTGAAATCCGCGCGCATGAGCCCGATAATCTCACCCTCACGTAATGCGCACCACGCAGCCAACAGGACAGTCAACCTCAGGCTTAGTGGCATCGCGTCAGCACACGCCAGCACCTCACCGGGCGTAGCCACCTGACGCTGTGGGTCTGCGACTGGCTTGTGCTGCTGCCCGCCCTGCACGCGGCACGGCGATTGTGTGAGCTTCCCAGCCTTGACTGCTGCTCCCAGGCACGACGAGAGTGTCATATACAAGGGCCGCGTCACGCCCTGGCCGCGCTCCTTCATGCTCTGGTTATACCAGTCCTGCACACTGTCAGGCGTGATGAGCACTATGGGAGTACTCCCGAACACCTCCCTGAGCTGGCGCACGCGGTACCGGTATGTCTGGATCGTCTTCTCAGCCCTGCCAATACTCTCCAGCGACGCGAGCCAGCGCTCCGACCAGTCGGTGAACGTCAACGCTGCGGCCTGCTCAGCCTCCAGCCGTGACACGCGTTCCTGCTTCTGCTCTTCCTCGCTCTGCCACGTGCCGGTAGCGATACTGGCCTGCACTGTGGCGAGCCATTGTTCTGCCTGACGCTTGCGCTCAAAAGTGATCGGCGCGTTGTGCCGCTCACCATCAGGGCCACGGTAGGAGGCTTGGAACCTACTGGACGGTAGTTTGCGGATGTTGCCAAATCCTCGACGCTTGCCCAC